CCGAACATATGACTAAACTTCGTAATTTTTATTTAAAGGACTACATCAATGGTTGGTGCAAACAAGACTACTTTATCCCCTTTTGACTTTCTCAAGAGTATCAATGATACTAAGAAGAATATCATGGAGTTACCCGAACACGAAAAGATGTATGTACCATTTGTTACAAACAGAAGTCTCTCATACTTCCCAGACACAGTATTACTGGCAAATGAGATGAACCGATACCACCATATCGACAGTAAGTTACAATATCAGTTTCTTATAAATATAGTTAGGAAGCGCAAACGCTTCTCTAAATGGGTGAAACCTGAAATAGAGAATGATATTGAATCGGTGAAAGAATACTATGGATATAGTAATGACAAAGCACGTCAAGTACTCAGTCTTCTTTCTTCCGAACAACTAACTATAATAAGAGATAAGGTGAGCAAAGGTGGAAGAAAATAATTTAGTAGAATGGAACTCTGGACTCATGTTAGAGATTACTCTAGCAGAACCCGATGACTTCTTAAAGGTCAAAGAGACACTAACAAGGATTGGTATCGCATCTAGACGTGATAACAAACTCTTTCAATCGTGTCATATCCTACACAAGCAAGGTCGGTACTTCATCGTACACTTCAAGGAATTGTTTATGTTGGATGGAAAGAAGTCTAATCTAGAGGTAGGTGACGTGCAACGTAGAAATACGATTGCTACCTTACTACAGGACTGGGGTCTAGTTGAGATACAGAATGGTGAGACTGCCAAAGATTGCGCACCTATGCGTACCATTAAGATAATAGGTTTCAAAGAGAAAGATCAGTGGGAGTTATGTCCCAAGTATAATATTGGCAACAAGTGAGACGTTTATGTACGATATATTTAAAGATAGAGAAGACGATCTAGCAGATAAGCAATTCTTCTTTGGGAAACTTCCTTTCGAAGTAAGTGATGTGTATGACTGGAACAAACATATGGAGTTGCTTAATACGCATCCCGATAAGTTGATTGATTCCAATACCAACAAGTTCAGGATAGGGTTGAATTGCTTTCACGAGAGACCCTCTGCTCCTGACTTCGCACGTCATATCGAAAGCGAGATGCAAGAAGTATTCTCTATGCACAACGATAACGGTGGATCCATTACCAACATTGCCTTTACTGGCATAGGTAAGAACTCTGACTCATACCCTTGGCACAACGATACAATGGACGTATTTTTAGTTCAGGTTTTGGCAAGCGTGGAGATGAGAGTAGAAGGGCACAACGATGACAAACCGTTCTGGTTCAATCCCGGAGACTATGTGTGGTTACCTCGTGGTACACACCACCAGATAATACCGCACGACAGTAGAGTCTCGTTTAGTTTTGGCGTTGAAGGTTCACCTGACCCTGCGACTTACTTCTAACACACAACTATATGTACTAACTAGTTATAAGAGTTAGGTGCCATTCCGGTATTACATTTAGTTATAGGCGGTATCAGTTACATACCAAAGACGTTATGCGGTATAAATAATGACGTAAGCAGAATGGTCTGCTTACTAATTGAGAGAACAAAAGCATGAACAGCAAGATTGATCGCAGAGTCGAGAGATTCAGCACACCTATAGTAACAGTTATATTTTTCTACACAATGGTATTGGCACTGATACCTCTAGTATAAGTAGTATTGAACAGAGGGGCAGTCTATGTCCCTCAAACCTTTAAGGAATTTGTAATGAACCTCATATACCAGTACTGGGATGGCCCAGTTAGAGAATCCTGCCAAGCAGGTGTTAATGCTATGAAGAAGTATGCCAAGTCTATTGGTGCTGAGTACCTCTTCGAAGAGAATCCTAATTGGTTGCGTTCTACTTTCAATTACGACTTCGGTAACTACTCCCCTCACTACGGTGCGTTCAAACCAGTTTATGACAAGTCCTTCGACAAGTATGATAAGATCATGTTTGTGGATACGGATGTATTTCCTGTGGATGGTCTAAAAGAAAACATCTTTGATGAGTTCACTGGTGAGATTGGTATCTGTACAGAACCCGAACAGTCTCGTATCCGTACCATTACTCGTGGGCGTATCACACATGATACGGACGAACGATGGGGCGATATGCTGAAGAATATGTTCAACACACAAGTACCTCGTGATCGCTATGGTATTATCGCATACAACACTGGAGTTGTCTTGTATTCAAAAGAAGGACGAGTCAAGGCACGAGAGAAGTTTCAAGACTTCAATGAGTATGTACAGTTAGTAAGACGTATAGGATTGGATAGTTTCTATACTTGTGACCAACCTTACCTTCATGCCCAGATGTTTATCCATGATATGGATGTACAGAATATGGACAATGGATGGAATTCTTATGTACACTATGCTAAGATCAAGGGCAACCCTGAACTAGACTTGTGTGACTGGAGAACCAAAGATACTAAGATGGTACACGTCCAGTTGATGGGTGCTGATAGTAAAGATACAGCATGGCATTGGAACATAGTCAATATGCCTCAGAATATGTGGAACCTAGATTAGTGATAGCATACCAGATTGTAATCAAGGGCAATGAAATCTCCGAAGCATATGCCAAGATCTCCCTAGAGTCTTTCCAACCTCTTGTAGACGCAGGTGTTATTTCCGAAATAAGAACCTTCGACGCGATCACGCCTGAGTCTGATAACTACCAAGAAAACTTGGATAGGTACACTTGGGCGAAGTCACTTATGAGAGCAGATGTTCTGAGTGAAAACACCAAGGAGATGCATTCTCCCACGGAGATGGCAGGGATGTGTTCTCATTGGGAACTTATGCGTATGGCAAGCGAAGTAGACGAAGACTTCATTGTACTAGAACATGACTCATACTTCAATGGAGATGTAGGACAGTTTAGACAACTATGCGAGATGGATGTTCTCTATCGCAACATAGGATTGTTCATGGGGTGTTATAGTCTAGAGAGTAAAACCGCAGGGTGGATGTATAACGCATTGACTAATGCTGAGTTTCCTATTAACTGTGGCCCGTACTGTACTCTTCAGAGATTGTTTGCCACATACACTACAGATGTTCTGAAGAAACAAGACTTTCGAGGACGTGCTACTACTGTCATCCATCCTTGGGCGAGTTGTACCACTCTATACTTTGGTCGTAACGTACAGAGACCATTCAATAAACCAGATAAGAACGAAGACACTAACGAGTGGAGACTACCAAGCACTCAAGTGGTGTCTAAGTCTATGAAGGTTACCCAAGACCATCATGGTTACAAAGAAGGATATATAGAAGAACCTTGGACTAAGAACAAGAATCTCTTAGTTATTGAATAAAGTACTTGCTTTATCAGATTACCTATGGTATAATGGTACCCTATTGAGCAATAGAGTTATATTATGAAGTACAAAGATCTAAAGACTCCTCTGAGATATCCCGGTGGTAAGACTCGCGCAGTCAAGTTTCTATATGACGCGCCACAGATGCCTACTCGCAAGATCAAAGAATACCGTGAACCATTCCTTGGGGGTGGTTCTCCTGCTATCGCATTCTCCAAAGCAAACCCAGACACACCAGTGTGGGTCAACGACAAGTACTACAACCTGTACTGCTTCTGGACTACCCTACAGAAAGAAGGTCAAAGACTCGCAGACAAGTTAACTGATGTTAAGAACGAGTTGATGGATGCCGAAGATCCCCTTCAGTCTCACCTTGGTTACTATAAGGTTATGCGTGAAGGTCTTGCTACAGCGACAGATCCATTTGAGATCGCGTGGATGTTCTATATTATGAATCGTTGTTCGTTCTCTGGTCTAGGTGAGTCTACTGGTTCGTTCAGTAAACTTGCGTGTTTCGATAAGTTCAAGCACAGTATAATCAGTAAACTACCAATGTATGCCGCTATAATGAAGAATTGGAAGATCACCAACCTAGACTATGCTGAAGTACTGGAGGGTGCCGACCAAGATACATTCATCTTCGCAGATCCTCCATACGATATCAAGTCATTTATCTATGGCAATGGTGGAGATATGCACGACTCGTTCTGCCACAAGAGATTCCACGATGACATGACCGCATCTAGTGGAATGACTATGATTACCTACAACAGTAATGATCAACTCAAACAGGCATACAGTGAGTGGGATCAAATGGAATGGGACTTGACCTATACTATGAACTCGACTCCTAAGTATGGTAAAGAACAAGCAATGCGTAAAGAACTACTACTCCGCAACTACTCCTATCCCAACACCAATACCTTGGACGGATTCTTTAGTTGACAGGTGGTGTCGAATCTGTTATAATACCTACATATAATATCAAATACCGAGTGAATATATGACCGAGTTTTATACGTCCGTGAATCGCGCAGGTAACTCTATCCTGTACCGTGGATACAAAGACGGCAAGTCCGTCAAGGTAAAAGTACCTTTCAAACCCACAATGTATGTTACCTCCCAGACCGCACCTAAGTCTGGGTGGACTGCGTTGGATGGCACACCTGTAGAACCAGTGACCTTCGACACTATGAAGGAAGCAACCGAGTTCAACAAGATGTACGATAATGTTGCCAACTTCAAGGTCTATGGTAATGCCAACTATCAAGCACAGTTCATTGCCGAGGTCTTTCCTAACAAAGTTCCCTATGATGTTTCCCTAATCAAGACTTGTACCATCGATATCGAGGTGGCATCCGATGAAGGATTCCCCGAACCTCGCGAAGCAAAGTATCCTGTCATCTCTATTGCTATGTCAACCAACGATGGTGACTACTTTGTATGGGGTCTCAACGACTATACTGTTACTCGCGATGATGTTGTTTTCATTAAATGTTCTTCCGAAGAAGATCTACTGATGAAGTGGATCGATCACTGGCAACACCATTATCCCGATGTCATCACTGGTTGGAACAGCATGGGATTCGATATACCTTATATGGTCAATCGTATACGATCCAAGTTCGGTGAGACTACGGTCAAACGTCTGTCTCCGTGGGGTATGATTGGCGAACGCAACCATACTAACTTCGGTCAACCGACCCAGACTTATATCCTCAACGGTATCGAGCATCTTGATTACATGGAGATCTACAAGAAGTTCACCTACAAGTTACAGGAGTCTTACCGTCTTGACCACATCGCCTTTGTGGAACTTGGCGAGAACAAACTCTCCTATGAAGAGCATGGCAACCTCCATACTCTATACAAGGAAGACTACCAGAAGTTCATCGACTACAACATCAAAGATGTGGAGTTGGTCGAGAACCTCGACAAGAAGTTAGATCTGATCTCCCTAGTGTTGACTATGGCATATCGTGGCGGTTGTAACTACAGCGAGACGTTAGGTACCGTGGCAATCTGGGACTCGATCATCTTCCGTCTGCTGAACAAGCAGAAGGTTGCCGTACCCCCGAAGGTAGAGAAACCCAAGACCTCATTTCCCGGTGGTTATGTTAAAGAACCACAGGTTGGATCTCACGACTGGGTAACATCCTTTGACTTGAACTCTCTGTATCCTATGATCATTGTCCAGAACAATATGTCACCCGAAACTGTGATCGATGGTATCGAGTATGGCGTGTCCGTGGATAGTTTCCTTGATGGAGACAGCATGGTTAATCAGGGTGGTTACTCTTTGGCACCGACTGGTGTTAGGTTCTCCCATAATAAGGTTGGTGTGATTCCTACTATCATTAGTGAGTACTATGCCGAGCGTAGATTGATCAAGCAAGAGATGCTCAAGACCGAGCAGTTACACCAAGACAATCCTAGCAAGGAACTTGAGTACAAGATCACATCCCTCAACAACCAACAGATGGCAATCAAGATTCTTATGAACTCCCTCTATGGTGCGTTGGGTAACCGATGGTTCCGTTACTTTGATCAACGTGTTGCCGAATCTATTACACTCGCAGGTCAGTTAGCAATCAAGTGGGCAGAACGTGCCGTCAACAATGAGATGCAGAAACTTCTCAAGACAGACGAGGACTATGTTGTCGCGATTGATACTGACTCCGTGTATATCCGTATGGGCGCATTGGTTGATCAGTTCTCCCCCAAGGATCCAGTCAAGTTCCTAGACAAGATCTGCTCCGAACACTTCGAGAAGATCCTCGTGTCTGCCTACTCTGATATGGCAGAGGTGACTGGTGCTTACGTCAACCGTATGGAGATGGGTCGAGAGGTTATTGCCTCGCGTGGTATCTGGACTGCGAAGAAACGTTACATCCTATCCGTCCACAATAACGAGGGTGTCCAGTACAGCGAACCCAAACTCAAGATGATGGGTATCGAAGCAATCAAGTCTTCGACTCCTATGGTCTGCCGCGACAACTTCAAGGATATCTTCAAGTTGATCATCGAAGGATCCGAACTCGACATCCAGAACTTTATCAAGGACTTCAGGTCTAGGTTCCGACAGTTGCCGCCCGAAGACGTATCGTTCCCTCGTGGCATCAATGATATCAAGAAGTGGTATGACCGCAAGACTGTGTTCAAGAAGTCTACCCCGATCCATTGTCGAGGTGCGTTGTTCTTCAACAAGGCAATCAAAGACGCAGGTTTAAAGAAGTACGAACCTATCAAGAATGGCGAGAAGATCAAGTTCGTGTACATGAAGATGCCCAATCCGATGAAGTCTAACGTGTTCGCATTTCCTATGCGACTGCCGCCTGAGTTAGGTATGCACAAGTATGTTGACTATGACTTTATGTTCGACAAGACATTCCTTGATCCATTGACCCCTATCCTAGATGCCGTTGGATGGGATGCCGAACCGCAAGCATCACTAGAGGACTTCTTCGGATGAAAAAGAATACAGTTAGGCAAGGTGAAGTATCTGAACAGATATTTGCTACTAAGTGTTTTGTGGAACATTCGTATATGGTGAGTCAACCAAACGGAACCGCAGACTATGACTTAGTTGTAGATGTTAATGATAGACTACTCAAAATCCAAGTTAAGTCATCTATCAAAGGTGACGGTAATTTCAATATATGTAAGGGAACTAATGCGGTCAAGTCCGGCAAACAGGGTAAGTATCCCTATCCGACAGAATCAGTAGACTTCTTTGCTGTGCATAATATCCCACAGGATGATTGGTATATTATACCAAGAGAGGTAACTGGTGATGCAATGAATATTCGCATTGCATTGAAGAGGGAAGGTAAGTATACTTGTTATAAAAATAACTGGGACTTCTTCGGGTGATTTCTTCTCTTGACAAGGGCATACTTAGTGTGTTATAATAGTACCTATGATTAAATACGAACTAACAATATTTCAGTCTCAGTTTGACAACAAGACTCATCGCAAGGTTGCTGTACAATCTTGGGGTGAGTTCGTTGGTCTGCTAGAAG